TATTCACTTAGCCACTCTTTTGCTTTCTTCCGTCTCTCTGATCGCTCTCTTAAATCTTCTACAAGCCTCTCCCTTGAAGCTATAATTGTTTCTGCATAATTTGCAAAATACTTCCAGCTTGGATTGGGGCTTACGTCGAAATAGTATTGTAGCATATCGTAGCAGATATCTAAACCAAACGACTCAATGAGTGCGTCTGACGCCCATTGCTCAACATTTAAATTTAATAATGGCTTTTCTTGATACTTTATCTTGTGTAGCTTGCTGTATCTACTTAGCAAAGCCATGCGGTCTTTGCGGTCTGCCATTATCTACTTTCGATTTCGGCAGAAGCCTCTTTAACCTTTTCTGCCAGCTTATTCTCGACAAACTCATAAACTCGCTCAAAAGCTTCGTTTGTAGTTTCAGCATCACGCTTATTATCAGAAACTTCTAGATCGATTCTTAGCGACTGAAAGTTACCAAGGTTTAGCGTATATCCTAGTGCTACCTTGACTTTAGTGTTTTCGTTTTCCATACCCGTATCTTTCTGTTAAATAGATTCAGACCAAATTGGAATGAATCGTCCATCTTCTGTTTTAGTATAAGTAAGTATACCATCACCCATACGCCTTGTCAACTCCTGGCGAGTTGGCGTAATATCATTGGTTATTAACTTATCTAATCTTGGTCTACCCATGTGGTAGGTAGCAAGTATATCACGAATTTCTCTTACCTGTGATTCTGCATAATAGGATCTTACTTGCCAAGCAGTACCCCCGCCTTTTTGAGATCCTGTGGGAAATGGGATTACTCCCCTTTTCATTAAGCTAGGCATATACTTTTTATGGCGATTAACCAAAGATGCTGTTTCTCCTACAGTGTAAGCTCTTTCTCTATTCTTTTTAAAATCTGAAATTAGACAGCTTTCTATTTGATCTTTAATAATATTATAAACAGACATAATTCCATTTGACTTATTCAGATGATGGACTCTTACTAAATCCCCGTTTAAAAACCAAACCCTTTTATTGCCTGGAATGGCTGGGGCAGAGTTATATTCTGACATATCCATTGGACCATGCTTTTTGCTCATTATCTTAGTCTGGAATACCTATTGCAATAATATGAACTTTAAGGGCCAAAGACCCTCCAGTGTTAAAGCGAACAATGCCATTAACAGATGAGTTAGTAACGCTCTGAATAACAACTGACACATCCTGACCAGAAGAAGTTCCTTCAATTAAAACTGGAGTAATAGTTACAATTGGTGGATACTTATATTCTCCTTTAAAAGAGTAAGAAAAAGATTGCGTAGTCTCAGCTGTTACGTTTGTCAAGGTTGGATAAATTACCTTTTCTCCAGCAACTACTTTGGTGTCTGTAAGCAAAGTGCTTTCATTTCCACTAGTAGTGTCAATTGATGCGTACTTATATTTTGCTGAGGATATTTGTGACGAAAGATCGTTGATTGCTTCTACAATTTGATAAACGTAGGATACGTCTAGAGGCTGTCCTCTGTCTGGGGTTGGTATTTTGGCCATAGCTAATTATAACACATACGTTAGGTCGCCGCCAATGGATGCAACTCTAGGAGCGGATATTCCGTTAAAGATAGAAAAGTTTCCCCCAAAAACAATATTTCCGCTGTCTAATATGGCTATTGCTCTTACAATTGCGTCAGTTCCAGTTCCAAGATTTTCAGAAAAAGCTGCATCCACAGTCCCGTCTGAATTAAATCTTCTGATTCCCCTAGCCACAGAAGCACCATTAAATGAGGTAAAGTTTCCACCAATGATTATTCTGCCATCTGGCTGAGATGCCAAAGCAACTATAGATGTATTCGGGCCATCTCCAACATTTGTTATAAAAGCTGAATCAAGTGCCCCCCCTGAATTTAGCCTAATAAATCTGTTTACGGAAGCCCCATTAAAAGATGTAAAAAGTCCGCCAAGAACAATTTTTAAGTTTTGCTGTATCACAATAGAGCTTACGGAAGAATTTGCTCCTGTTCCTATGGCAGTAGTAAAAGCTGTGTCTCTTGTTCCACTTGGATTTAATCTTACAAGTCGATTTACAGTCGTGCCATTAAATGTTATAAAATCCCCCCCAATAGTAATTTTGTCGTCTGACGGCTGGATTGCCATAGAAAGAATGTTACCACTTGCACCAGTCCCAATGCTACTAATAAAAGCTGTATCCAAAGTTCCATTTGAATTTAGCCTAACCAATCTATTTGTAGAAGTTCCATTAAAGCTTGTAAAAGCTCCAGCCAACAATATTTTTCCATCTGCTTGAATCAACACAACATTTATGGCTCCATTTGCCCCTGTTCCAGTGTTAGAAATAAAAGTTGTATCATTGGTACCATCAGAATTTAGCCTAATTATATTATTTACAGTCACGCTGCGAATAGTTAAAAAGTTTCCACCTACCACAATTTTTCCATCTGATTGTACTGCAATAGAATTTACAAGATCAGTAGACAAACTGCTTGGCGTACTAGTGATTGTTTGAAAAGTTGAGTCTGTTGAGCCATCTTTATTTAATCTTATTATAAAATTTGAAGAAACAGAATTGAAGCTTGTAAAAGTTCCAGCTACTAGAATTTTGCCATCTGATTGCTTAACTATTGAGTTAATTACGCTGGACGCTCCACTCCCAACATTACCAATAAAACCTTCGTCTAGAATTCCACCAGCAAGGAAAAAAGTCTTCCAAGTTCCTGCAACTTTTATCCATCCTTGTTTACATTTTTTCCAAGCTCCACCAACTTTTGCGTATGGGGAATTTTCTTTATAGGTCCCAAGAAGGTTATTATAAGATGGCATCAGGCGTCATACCTAAACCAAAGATCTCCATCATTACCTCCAGATGGGGCTAGAGTAGAAATTGTTACTGGATACATTGGCCCAGTTGGACCTGGAACCGTTGAGTCTGCTCCTGCAGGTCCTGTGGGTCCTGTGGGTCCTGTGTTTCCAGTGGGCAAAGTAAAGTTAATTGTTTGACTTGGAGAAGTCCCTGTAATTGTGACTACTGGTGTTGCACCTGGAGACGAAGCAGACACAGTCCCGACAGTTAGCGTGTTGGCTGGTCCCGTCGAGCCAGTTGCCCCAGTGTCTCCCGTATCCCCTTTGTCGCCTTTGGCTCCTGTGGCTCCAGTGGGACCTGGAACTGTAGAATCAGCCCCTGTTGCACCTGTGGGGCCAGTTGCACCTGTAGCTCCAGTTGGACCACGCAATGGACCAATATTAACCCAAATAGATCCATTCCAGACTCGCATTTCAGAATCTGCAGAAACTAGATATCCGTCACTAACCTGATTTGAAGATGATGGAAGGTTGCCAACAGTTGCGACCGTTCCTTTAAAATTAATTGCTGCACCATAAGCTGAACCACCAGATATCTCAGTAAGCCCAGACCAAGCAGTAGTTCCGTTACCAACCTTTAAAATACCAGTATCTGTTTCGAATCCTGGCTCACCAGATGCAAGGATTGGATTTTTTGTGGTCCAATTAGCAGCGGTATCGCTTCTAAGCTGTATTTGATAACTCATGCAGTACCGCCACTAATAATTGGTTGTAAGGGTTTCTCTGCTGCTAAAGAAATTGTAAGAATTTCATTTCTATTTTTTTCTATTCCAGCCAGCTGAATTACAGCTTTTACGTCTGTGGCTCCATAGCCTATTGCTTCTGGACGTATTGGTTGCTCAAGGGTGTAGTAAGATAATTCAGAAGATCCGTGATAAAAATATGGTTGCCAGGTACCGCCAACCTTAAAACTAATAAAAATATCGTATAAAGGTGAATTATTTTGCTGTCCCCAAGTTATAAGAATGCCCGAAGGAGTAACGTCAATATTAGAATCAACATCTTGGATAAATGGTGTAGCATCTATTTTATAAACTGGAGACCAATGAGAGGTCCTATTTTTATCTTCAGAAACAATTCGATATCTTAATAGGTATTCTCCGTCTGGAGAAAGCGGAGGCAAATCTTTAGCTTCAAGAATTACTTGCTTAACTGACATCAGATATTCCTAAGTCAACATCTAAGGCAAAACGAAATTCTACTAAGTTTGCGGTGTTGGCAATTTTTACAATTGGCAAAGAGTCCTGAGATCTTACTACAGAATAGCCTGTTAAACCATACAGAGGATTGACTGTAGTAACATTTTCTAACCTTAAAGCATCTAGGGCAACATAGTAGTTATCTGTTGGAACACCTCCAGAATCTAGAACAGATGCCCAAATTTTTATAACGTTAACAGAATTCCACGTAAATCCTGGACTTTTAACTAAATCTTTTAGTGCTTTTGTCTGTACAACGTATCTGTTGTTTTCAAAGTCAACCTGTCCTGGCCCAGTACCATTTTCCAAGTCTACTTGAAATTGAGCATAGTTTGTTGTTGATTCGTCATCAGAAGAAGCAAACTCAATCAGAATCTTTACTCTGCTTGGCTCTAAGGAATCATACGCATCTTTGTTTACTACGGAGAAAGCAAGTCGTAGCTCGTCCGATGCTGCGTTCTTATTAAAGTCAACGTTTGCTCCTGTTAAATGTATATGGCTAGATCCTACAGTAGGAACCATTTTTCCACTAACAGTTGAAATCGTTGACTCTCCACCAGCCATTAAAATAATGTTATTCAGGTATCGACAAGACTCGTATCTGGCAATTCTAGATTCTTCTAGCAAAGTTTTATTATCTGCATTAGTCTGAAAAACTGGAGATGGCTGAATAATTTTATCTGGAAATTCTTCTGTTCCTAGTGGCTGAATAATTGTTGGAACTGTAATGGCTGCATCTGCTGTGTGATATTCCCAGTTTTCTGTTCTTGTAAAAGAATAAACTGGCTTGCTGTCATAGGCTCCAGCTGTAGGGTTTGAGCCAGAAGAATAAATTCCAATCTCTGTAATCTCATATCTTTCAACTGTTGGGAGCTCTGCTGTTAAAACGATTTTAGATATTCCGTCTTCATTTACATATCCCCTCGAAGTTATTGGGACACGAAACATCTCAAAATCTAGCT